GCGTTTCGCGTGGCGCGATTTCACGACAGTGAGTTGGTTTGGATTTGTGAAATAGCGGCTCCGGCCGTTCTGAAAAGATGAGCGAAATCCTCAGCAAAGGCGCATACGCGATCCGCCTCGGCAAGATGCCGAGCGCGGTCAGCAACTGGATTGCGCGCGGCAAGCTCACGGGCGCCGCATTGACGGCCGACGGCCGCATCGTGGTCGAGGAGGCCGACCGCCAGCTTGGGCTGTCGGTGGATCCGGGCCGAGGACGGCCGTCGATCTCCGATCTCGTCTCGCCACCCGCGCTCCGCGCGATCGATCGCGACGAGCCGCAATCCTTGGCCCAGGTGCGCCTGCAGCGCGAGACCCTGGCGCTCGAGGCGCAGCAGCGCGCCGCCGCGACCGAACGCGGCGAGTTGATGCGCGTCGACGAAGCCTCGCGGGCCTGGGCCGCCGAGCTCGAGGATCTGTTGCTCGCAACTGAGCAGTTCGTCGTCGATCTGCCGGCCAAGCTCGGAGAGCCGACGCGAGAAGCCGTCGATGTCGCGCGGCGCGAATGGCGCGAATTCCGCCGGCGCCGCGCCGAGCAGATGAGCGCGCCCGCCGCCGTTGGCGATCCTCGTCAGGGAAACGGACATGCCGCTTGACGGCCTCGCCGTTCCCGAGGAGGTCGTGCGCGGCCGGATCATGGCGCGGATCCTCGAACCGCCGCCGGCGGTCGATCTCGTCGGCTGGGCCGAGCGCAATGTGCGGTTTGGCGCCGAGAGCCCGTTCCCGGGCCCGTTCGATCCCAACCGATTGCCGTTCTATCGCCGCATCCTCGAGGTGTTGTCTCCCGACCATGCGGCGCGCGTCGTCGTGTTGCGCAAGTCGAGCCAGGTCGGCGGCACCGTGCTGGCTGAAATCTTCCTCGGCTGCACCGAAGACCTCGACCCGTGCCCGTTCCTCTATGTGCATCCGACCGAATCCAACGCACATCGCTGGGTGCGCTCGAAATGGTGGCCGCGGGTGCGCGCGACGCCGGCCCTGTCGAGAATTTTCGGCGGTCGCGGCTCGAAGGAAGGCGGTACGAGCCTGATGCTGCAGGAGCGCCTCGACGGCCGTGGCATTCTGATCGTGTCGTCGGCCAACTCGGCGGCGTCATTGTCGATGATCACCGCCCGGCGCCAGGTCCAGGACGACCTTTCGCTGTGGGAGGACCTGCCCGAAGGCGATCCGGAAGGTCTTGCCGACGACCGCAGCAAAGCCTTCGCCTGGGGCAAGATCTTCAAGGTTTCGACCCCGAACCTCAGTCACAAATGCCGGATCTCGGATGCTTTCGCGCGCGGAACCCAGGAATACCTGCACGTCCCGTGCCCGCATTGCGGCTATCGCCACCCGCTCGAATGGGAACCGTTCCGCGCCCGGATCGAGGCCGATCCGGCGGCCGCCTATTTCGTCTGTCCGGAATGCGGCGGGGTCATCGAGGAAAAGCACCGCGCCCAGATCGTCGCCCAAGGCGACTGGGTCGCGCACAATCCGAACCCGGAGCCGGGCTGGGTCAGCTTTCATTTGTGGGCGGCCTATGCCGGCCTCGAGACCTGGGAAACCCTGGCGCGCGCCTGGCACGCCGCCAAAGGCGACCCGGCCGACGAAAAGCGGGTCACCAACACGAGCGGCGGCGAGCCCTATGAGCAGCCCGGCGAGGCCCCGGCCTGGCAGGAATTGCGCGAGCGCGCCGAAACCGGCAAGCGCCCGCGCGGCACGGTGCCGATCGGCGCGTTGCTGCTGACACTGACCCTCGATTGCCAGGACGAATACGTCGACGGCCTGGTCTGCGGCTGGGGTCGCGATCTGCGGCGCTGGGTCATCGACCGGGTACGGGTCGAGGGTCACATCAGCACCCCGGAAGCGCGCGCCGAATTGAACGCGCTGGTCGACCAGGGCTGGCCGACCGCGGTCGGCTCGCGGCGCCGGGTCGATCTGACCGGGATCGACGCCAACGCCTGGACTGACGATGTGTTCGATTGGGCCAAGGGCTGGTCAAAAAGCCGCGTCGTCATGGTGCGCGGCGTCGCTGGCGACGCCGCTCCGAGCCTCGCCTTCGTTCGCAAGGAGCGCCGCCGCGACGGCCGGCTGATCAAGTATCAGGGCCGGTTCTACAATATCGGGGTCAACGGCCTCAAAGGCGGCCTCTACAAATTCCTGCGGGTGACCGACGCCGACGCCCGCGGCCATGTCGATTTTCCAGCCGGCCTTGAAGACGATTACTATGAGCAATTGACCGCCGAGAAGCGCACCCCGGTCGTGAACCGCAAGGGCTTCACGGTCTACCAGTGGATCAAGCCGCGCGCGCAGCGCAACGAGCAGCTCGATTTGATGGTCTATGCCGAGGCGTTGGCCGGCAAGCTCGGTTGGCGCACCCTGACCCCGGCGCAATGGGCGGCTCTCGAGGCCGAGCGCGAGATCGCCGCCGCCAAACCTGCCGCTGCGCAGCACGACCTCTTCACCGATCCGGCACGGCTTGCGTTCCAAGCGCAAGGTCCGACCGGGGCAGCGGAGCCCGCGGCCGCAGGAGTGCCGGTTGCGTCTCGGTCTCCGCTGCCGCCAAATGTCTCCCCGCCGCGGTCGCTCGGAGCGATGCTGCCGTGACCTGGAACCCGAATGCGTCGGTCTTTGCCGGGATGTCGCCGACAGTGTTGCAAAACGCGCTGTCGTCCGCGCAGATGGCGCTGATCGCGTTGCAGTCGGGCAGCCAGGTCGTGACCGTCGGCTATGGCGAAGGCAACGGCATGAAGCACGTGACATATCGCGCGCCGGAGGTCGGCGGCCTGGTGCAATTGATCAACGAATTGCAGGCCCAGCTCGGATTGCGCCGCCATGCCCGCCGCGCCTTCGGGGTCAGCTACTGACGGAGCATATCCGCGATCGCCGTTCGATCGTGCTGCGGGTGACGCCAGCGAGCGTGCGGCTGCTGGACAACACGAAGCGCGACGCGCCGATCGCCGTGATCACGGCGCGGATGTCCGACGGTGGCCTGTTCCTCGGCCGGCTGTCGATCGATAGCGACCTCGTTTACCTGAAAAGGAGATCCTTTCTGATGAGTACGCTCAATCTTTCCCGTGCATTGACCCCGGCCGACGACGGTTCCGGTTCGTGGAAGGTCACTGCGACCGATGCTGACGGCAATTCTGCCTCGGTGACGATCGCTTACACGATCGTCTCGGCGCAGGCGCCGGTGTTCGCGAACTTCCCGGCGGCCGTGACGATCCCGGACAATTCGCCGGCCGGGTTCAACCTGCTGCCGGCAAACGCCACCCTGGCCAACAATGACGGCAGTGCCTTTACCGGCGCAACGACGGTCGTCAACGCCGACGGTTCACCGGCGACCTTGGTGACGTTTACCCCGTAATTGCCGATGGCCGACAAGCCGACATACCGAGTCAAGGCGGTGTCGCGCGCCGTCCCGATGCCGGAGAGGCGCTCCTCGCTCCCGGCATCGGGGCCGCCGCGGCCGCGCGCCGCCTTGTCCGGTGAGAGCGCCTGGGCGTTTCCCTACGACGCGTCCTCCTGGTATCAGCCGGAAACCGACGGCTGGTTTCCGATCCCGTACAGTCCCGACCACGAGATCAACATCTACCGCGATCGCATGGTCGGGCGGGTGCGGGACCTGACGCGCAACGACGGCTGGGCGACCGGCGCCATCCTGTCGACTCTCGACCAGGTCATCGGCGGCGCCTATGGGCTGATCGCATTGCCCGACTACCGCACACTGGCGCGGCGCTTTGGCCCCGGCTTCGATGCGGTGTGGGCCGAGGAATACCGCGGCGCCGTCGAGAGCGAATGGCGCGACTGGTCCGAGGATCCCGGCTTTCACAGCGACGCTGAGCGCCAGCTCGCGGTCGCCGACCAGATGTACCTGGCGTTGCGCCACCAGCTCGTCGACGGCGAGGCAGTCGGCGCCATCGAATGGCATCCGGAGCGGGTCGGCTATGGCCGCGCCCGCTATGCGACGACGGTCCGGTTGGTCGATCCCGACCGGCTGTCGAACCCCTACGAGATGATTGACACCAGGCACCGCCGCGGCGGCGTCGAGATCGATGAGGACGGGGTCCCGACCGGCTACCACATCCGCCGCGGCCATCCGTTCGACTGGTACCAACAGATCGACGCCTACATCTGGGATTTCGTGCCGCGCGAGACCGGCTGGGGCCGGCCGATCGTGTTGCACTACTACGACCGCGACCGGATCACCCAGCACCGCGGCCTCTCCGCCTTCACCCCTATCCTCGGCGCCTTCAAGATGCTGAACCGCTTCGATGCGGTGCAGTTGCAGGCCGCGGTCCTGGCCAGCGTGTTCAGCCTCGCGGTCGAGAGCCCTTACGACCAGGAGGGGCTGCGCGAGATGATGCAGGGAGGTCAGTTCGACGACCTCAACAATTATTCGATGATGCGCGCGATCTACCACAAGGACCGACCGATTCATCTGAACAACGCCGCGGTGTTGCCGCTGTTTCCCGGCGAGGCGTTGAAGGCATTGCCGCCGTCGCATCCGTCGCCTGAATACGACCCGTTCACCTCGGCGATCCTGCGCCGTATGGCCGGCACCCTCGGCACCACGACCGAAGAGATCACCCGCGACTGGTCGCGCACCAACTATTCGAGCGCGCGCGCCGGGTTCCTGTCGGCGTGGCGTACCGTTAGCAGGCGCCGGTCCAAGTTCGATCGCGGCTTTGCCAACGGCATCTATGTCGCCTGGCACGAAGAGGCCTATGAGATCGCCGGCCTGCCGTTGCCCAACGATGCGCCCGACTTCATCGAGGCGCGCGCCGCCCTGACCCGCCACAAATGGATCGGCGCGCCTCGCGGCTGGGTCGATCCGGTCAAGGAGGCCCAGGGTGCGGTGCTGCGCATGGACGCCGGGGTCTCGACCCTGCAGACCGAAGCCGCGGAGCAGGGCCACGACTGGGAAGAGCTGCTCGACCAGCGCGCGCGCGAGCGCCAGCGCATGGCCGAGCTCGGCATTCCCGAGCCGGCCTGGATCGCCGGCATCGCCGCCGCGAGCGGCGACGAAGGCCAGGGCGGCGCCAAGCCGGAGCCGGCCAACCGCCAGGCGGCCAGGCCGAGGCCGCAATGACGCAGAAAGCAACCGTGCCGTGCTCGGATTGCAAAGGTGAGGGTGTGATCCATCGCGCGCATGTTGAGGTCGAGCCGGGGATATTCGACCACGCCTATGCGAGCCGTCGTTTTCCGGCGCCATGCGACAAATGCAACGGATCGGGGCGGGTCGCCGCTCCGCCGGCGCCGGAAGGCTGATGGGATGAGTGGCACGGACGAAGCCGCCGCCACCCGCGCATTGGTAATCGCGGCGGAAAACGAATGAACTTTCCCCACCTGGCGCAGCAGCTGTTCAATCGGCCGTTGGCGATCCGGCCGGAAAAGGCCGAGATGATCGTCGCGGCGTTGGCCGAGCGGCTGGGGATCATGCGGGTCCGCCTCCCCGACGGAGGGCTGTGCGCGTTCGAGGGCGGCGGTATCGGCTGGATGGTCGATGGCGCCGCGATTGACGACGACAGCGGCTACGATGTGATCGCCGGGGTCGCAGTCATCGAAATCAGCGGCACCCTGGTGCAAAAGCAGATGGGGCTGCGGCCATTGTCGGGGATGTGCGGCTACAACGCGGTCCGCCGCAATCTGTGCGCGGCGATCGAGGACGACCTGGTCAAGGCCATCATCCTCGACCTCGACAGCCCGGGCGGCGACTGCGCCGGCCTATTCGACCTGACCGATACGATCTTCGCATTGCGCGGTGGGAAGCCAATCTGGGCGATCCTCAATGAGTCCGCGTGCAGCGCCGCCTACGCGATCGCCGCTGCGTGCGACCGGATCACCGTGCCGCGTACCGGCTATTCGGGCTCGATCGGCGTCATCGTGCTTCACGTCGACCTGTCGAAAATGCTCGACAAAGAAGGGATCGCGGTCTCGATCGTGCAATATGGCGCGCGCAAGGCCGACGGTCAGCCGGTCATCCCATTGTCCGATCCGGCGCGCCAGGCGTTGCAGGACGACGTCGACACGGTCGGCGAATTGTTTGTCCAGTCGGTCGCTCGCTATCGCGGCCTCGCGACGGCGCGGGTCCGCGCCACTGAGGCCGCGGTGTTCCTCGGCCGCGCCGGGGTCGATGCCGGCCTCGCCGATGCGGTGATGAGCCCGGCCGAAGCCTTTGCTGCATTGGCCGGCTCGCTGACGGCCTCATGAGCGGATAAAAAAAGAGGAGGGCGGTCCGATGGCCGATAAGCTGCGATTTCAGGTGCGCTATGTCCTGGCTGGAAAACGATGGGTATGGGGCGTCGTCAATGTCCCGTCGTTGACGGCAGGCCTGTCGCAGGAAGAAGCCGAAGATATGGCCGCGCAGTTGAATGCAGACCTCGCCGCGAGGGACGCGGACGGCGCCAGCCGTCGGCGCTGTGCACGTTGCCCGGCCGTAGGGACGCAGTGCCTCCAGTCGAGCTGACCCAGAACCAATGGATTTGGGAAATCTTCTGCCTGCTGGTGGCGCTGGTGATCGTGTTGCTGATCCTCGCCCCAAAGCAATGATTTGCCCGGGTTGCCACGGCGCCGGGCGGGTGATCTTTCGCCGCATCCAGACGACGTGCCCGGCCTGTCACGGCAGCGGCCGGCAATATTGCTGCGAGGGTGAAACTGCGCAGCCCGATTGCGAGGCGATATGGCTAAGACCACGCTCAACACCGAAGGCGAGTCGAGCGCGCGCGCGCTGATCCGGGCCGGGCATTACGACACGGCCTCGGCGTGGAGCTTCGACGCCGAGGACGGCAACAAGCTGCTCGGCCCCAAAGGCGACGATTGGGCGAAATTCGGGCGCTGGCATCTCGGCGAGGACCCGTCCGAGCCCGACGACGCCAAGGCGCACTGGAAATACCCGTACGGCAAGGACGGCAAGGTCTATCGCCGGGCATTGGCGGCGATCCGGTCGCGCGCGTCGCAGAACAGCGATACGACGATCTTTGACGCCGCCGGCCGGCTGATGGACGCGATGGACGATGAGGAAGGCAAAAAGGAGAGCAGGATGAGCAGCCTTGGCAAAATGCTCGGCTCGCGTTTCGGCCATTTTGCCGCGGCGCAACCGATGCTCGCGGTAAAGCCCGATGACGGCAAGCCGCCAAAGGATGATGACGACGACGAGGCAAAGCGCACCGCGGCCAAAAAGGCCGAGGAGGAAGACGAGGAGATGCGCCGCGCCGAAAAGAAAAAGCAGGAAGACGAAGACGAGGAGATGCGCCGCTCCAAGCGCGCCCGGCGGGCCCGGAAGGGCCGCCGTTCCGAGGGCGACGATGATGACGATGCCGCCGACGACGACGAGGATGAGGAAGACGAGGAGGAGATGAAGCGCGCGGCCGTGGCCGGGCACAGCCTCGCCCTCGACGCCGCGTTTCGCGCCGGCGCACGCGCCCAGCGCCGCCGTTGCGCGAAGATCTTTGACGCAAAAGCGGCGGCGGCTAATCCGGTCCTGGCGGCGTCGCTCGCCTTCGAAACCCCGATGACCTCGCGCGCCGCGGTGGCATTGTTGGAAAAGACCCCGGCGCCGCGCGCCGGCCTGCTCGGCGACCGCATGGCGGCCTCGGGCATGGGTGCGGTCCGCGTCGGGCCGTCCGGCGTCGAGGCCCCGAAGGGCCCGGCGGCGATCGCTGCGAGCTGGGACAATGCGATGAAGCCGTTCGGCGCCCCCGCTAAGCATTAGCGCCGGCACTGCGCCGGTAACCGAATACGGCGCCGCGCGCCAAGGATCCCCCGATCCGGCCGATGCCCTCCCCGGCCGGCCGCGGCGCCGTAGCCTTTTTTCCGCTCAATAGGAGCACTCGCAAATGGTTTCCCTGGTCCTTACCGAGCGCCGGCATTCCGGCGGGTTTATCGTCATGGAGGGCGGCCGCAACGGTGGCGAGCTGTCGCGCGACACGGTCATGCTGGCGCAGCAGTCGTCGGGGTTCCAGGGGGCCGTCAGCCCGATCCTGCCGGCCGGCGTCGTGCTCGGCGTCGATCTTGCCACCTCGGGCGTCTACAGCGCCGACCCCGGCAACACCGGCAATTTCACCTGCGGGACGGTGACCGTCGGCGCCGACGTCCAGCTCGGTGTCTATGTGATCGAGTTTACCGCGGCGACCACGTTCGAGGTGTTCTCGCCCTCGGGCGTATTGCTCGGCGCCGGGGCGCTGGCCTCGGCGTTCTCGACGACCCCGGCGACGGTCGGTTTCACCCTGACCGCCGGCGGCACCGCCGCGGTCGCCGGCGACCATGCCCAGATCACGACATCGGGTCCGGCCGGGCTGTGGGCGCCGTTGAACCTGGGATCGACCGCCGGCCTCGAAATCGCCGCCGGCATCCTGTTCAACGAAACCGACGCCAGCGCCGGCAACGTCAACGTTACGGCGATCACCCGGGCCTGCGAGGTCAATGCCTCCGAGCTGATCTATCCGCTTGGCGCCACGGTCGCGGAGATCGCCGCGATCAAGAGCCAGCTGATGGCTCTCGGCATCATTTCGCGCTGATCGGCGCAGCCCCTCTCTTTTCCAAGGAAATTAGGCGATGGCATCGCTCGACATCTTCAACCAGGACCCGTTCACGACGATACAATTGACCGAGGCGGTCGAGCGCATCCCCTATCAGCCGGACCTCCTCGGCACGCTCGACCTGTTCGAGCCGAAGCCGATCCGCACCAAGGTTTTGATGGTCGAGCAGCGCCAGGGCGTGCTGGTGCTGCTGCCGTTCACCGATCGCGGCGCGCCGGGAACTCAGCGCACGACCGAGTTGCGTTCCGCCCGTCATTTCCAGGTGCCGCGGATCCGCATGGAAGATACGATCTATGCCGACGAGCTCCACGCGATCCGCGAGTTCGGCAGCGAGACCGAATTGATGCAGGTGCAAAAGGAATTGGGCCGGCGCCTCGTCGGGCCGACCGGGTTGCGCTCCAACATCGAATATACCCGGGAATATCACCGGCTGGCGGCCATCCAGGGCCTGCTGCTCGATGCCTCCGGTGCGGTCGTGCACAACTGGTTCAGCGAGTTCGAGATCACCCAAGACGCCGAGATCGTGTTCAACTTTGTCGCGATCAACCTCGCTTACGGCAACACGACGGCGCCGACCCAGACCGATACCCTGCGGCCGATCTGCAACAGCCTGGTGCGCACGATGATGCGCCGCGCGCAGGGCGCCTGGGTCATGGGTCGCACCCGCCCGGTCGGTCTGTGCGGCGACGCGTTCTTTGATGCGCTGATCAGCAGCGGCCCGGTGCGCAGCACCTATTTGAATTGGCAGCAGGCCCAGGATCTGCGCGAAAACAAGGCGTTCGAGATCTTCAATTGGGGCGGCATCGACTGGGTCAACTACCGCGGCTCGGACGATGTGAACGGCATCGCCGGCACGGCGACCGCGAGCTCGGGAACAATCGCCTGCCCCGGCATCGCGACGACGATGACGATCCTCGGCCAGACCGTCAACACCATCGGCCAAGCGGTGACCGGCCCCGCCATTCCCGCCGGTTCCTCGGTCGGCTCGGTCAGCGCCGGGG